GTTACATAAGAAAAGGATATGATATGTCTGTTGTAAAATATAATAGAAAAGTATATTGTGCCGAAGTTCCAAATCATATAATGTTAGTTAGAAGAAATGGAAAGGCTTGTTTTTGTGGTAATACTTTGGAATATCTTGAGGCTATGGCTTGCGGAGTTCCTGTTATTACTACTCCCAACGGATTAGCTAGAGAATTAGCTAGGGATAACTATAATTGTTTATTAGTTAATTTTGAAGACAAAGAAGGACTAAAAAAGGCTATAGATAAATTGATGAATGATAAAGATTTAAGAGATAGATTAAGAAAAAATGCTTGGGATACTGTAAAGAATTTTACTGAAGCTAAGTTTGCTTTAGAATATTCTAAATTATATAACGAAATTAAAAATCCTGATTATAATTTAGTATCAGTTATAATTCCAACTACTTTTAGCAGAGAAAACGAATTGATAAAAATTTTAAAAGAAATGAAAAAACAGACTTATCCTAATTTTGAGATAGTAATAGTTTTTGATGAGGTAATAGACTATTTAGATAATTATTTAAAAATAAAAAATAAGTTAAGATTAATGTTTCCTGATTTTACTATTAAATTTGATATGACTTGTAGGGAGGGTTATAATTTAGCAATGGCTAGAAATATTGGTGCAATAGAAGCAGAGGGTGATATACTTGTATTTTTAGATAGTAGATTAGCAATGGAAGAAATGGCTATACTTGCTTTTAACGAAGCTACTAAAAGAGCAAGGGATGTTGTTATGGGAGGTAATAGAAAAGTTTGGTTTTTCGGAGATAAAGGCAGTCAAAAGAAAAATTTTGTTGAGAACTTTAGTGCAGTAAGAAGAGATTATTTTATAAAATTTGGTATGTTTTGTGAACGAATAGATAAATATGGTGGGATGAGTCAAGAAATTAGAACTAGATGGATCTCGCAAGGAGGAGAATTTCATTATTTAGAATTAGCAAAAGCGTTTGAATTAAAAAGAGCAAAGAAAGATAACAAGAGGAGACAAGATATTATAGACATGAAACTTTTGCTTTACAAAATGTATCGTGGGAATAATTATTAATATAATAATATTATGAATGATGAAGAAATACAAAAAATATTGGAAGATGAAATTAGTGATGATGATTACCAATATACGGAAAAGGGGTATGAACCAAAATTTATTACTAAAAAATTTAATAAAGAATTTAAAGAAAAAGAATAAAAATTATTAATGATAAATTAAAATATTTATGAAAATTAACTACAAATCGCCAGGCGAGGTTGTTGATGCAAAAAAGGATAAAGAAATCCGCATCTTCAACTACGCCTGGCACTGACAATGTGCACATCAATACGAATTATGTAGAATTCCATATACGAAATGGTTTTATTTGGTAAATCATAGAAGAACTTTTGGTGATCAGCCAAGGGGTGACCAAGAGGTTTATGGGTTTGAGTATGTTCCGCATTATGAGGAAGGAAAGTATGATGTAGCTTTATTGCATTTGGATCAGCAATGTTTTGAAGATACATTATGGGACAGAGGTAAAGGTTCATTATATAAAGAATTAAGTAGTGTAATAAAAGATATTCCTAAAATTGTTATTATGCATGGAACTCCTTACTATCCAGAAATGTTTAATCAAGATATTAAGTTAACTAATTATAAAAATTTTAATTGTATAAAAGAACAGATAGGAATGAGTAGTGAGTTAATAAAAAGATTTAAGAAAGCAGTTAAAGATGTTAATGTTATTGTTTTTAATTCAAAAATGGCAAAGAAGCAATGGGGATTTGAAAAAGATAAACGAGCAGTTGTGATATGGCATGGAATGGACGCTAACGAATGGTATGATTTACCAAAAGAATCAAGAGTTGTTACAATGATTAGTGCTGGTGGGTTAGACAAATATTATGATAGAACATTTTTAAAAGCAGTAAAAGATGAATTGATAGAAAGAGAAATAGTCCATTGTCATATTACGGTTGATGTAAGATTTAGAAATTGGGATGAGTATAGAAATTTTTTAGGTAGAAGTTTAATATATTTTAATCCGACTAAAGAAAGTCCTATGCCAAGAGCAAGAACAGAAGCTATGCTATCTGGTTGTTGTATTATTACTACTATGAATCAAGATGCTAATGAGTTTATAGAAGATGGCGTTAATGGATATAGAGCCATAAGAAATCCTGTTTATGTAGCTGATTTAATTGAGGGGCTTATGAATAATTATAAGAAAGCCATTGAAGTAGGAAAAAAAGGAAAGGAAACTGCGTTAAAATTATTTAATGGTGATAGATACAGAATTGAGTGGCGTAATATATTAGATAAATTAGTTAAATAAAATGGAGAAGAAAAAAATAATTAAAATAGGTAAAAGAAAAAAATCAGATGGTTTTTGTAAATTTTGTGGTGAAGAAATAAAAAAAGAAGATGGTGGTTTAGGTTATGTTTGTAAGAAATGCTTTGAAGAAAAAGATTTTATTGATTAAATAATAAAAAAATATGAAAATAGGAATTATAACTTTTGCAAAATATGAAGGAAGAAAAGATATAGGAAGTTCACGAATAAGAGGAGAATGGCTTGCTAATAATTGTGGTGATACAGAAATATTTATTCAAGGTAAAGCTTACGATGTTGTTATTTATCAAAAGGCTTATTGGGTAGAACATGCTAAATTATTTAAAGGAATAAAAATTTTAGATTTATGCGATCCAGATTGGTTGCACTGGGGATATAGAATTAAAGAAATGATAGAAGAAGTTGATGCTGTTACAACATCAACCGAAACTTTAGCCGATGCAGTTAGAAAATTTACAGATAAACCAGTAGTATGTATACCAGATAGAATAGATTTAGATTATTATAAAAATAAAAAGGTTCATGTTGGAGATGCTAAATTAGTAGTTTGGTTTGGTTATCATAATAATTTTGCTATTTTAAGTCCAGTTGTTATGTTTTTAATAAAGGAAAATTTGGATTTGATAGTAATATCAAATAGAAATTTTGTTGAACAGAATAATGAAAAAGGAAAAATAAATGTTACTAATATTAGATGGAAAGAAGAAGATGCTGATATAAATATATTAGAAGGCGATATAGTTATTAATCCACAAGGCAAAAGTGGTAAGTGGAAGTATAAAAGTGATAATAAAACTTTTATATCTTGGGCGCTAGGTATGCCAGTAGCTAAAAATGTAGATGATTTAAAAAGATTTATTAGCGAAGAAGAAAGGATAAAAGAAGTTAAAATTAGAAGAAAAGAATTAGAAGAAAAGTGGGCGATTAAATATTCTGTGGCTGAAATGAAGGCATTAATAAAAAAGATAGAAATAACAAATAAAAAATTTAATAGATGAACTTAATAAAAATAATACAACTTAAAATTATTAGTAGAATGTTTGATAAAGGAAAATATGTTAAAGTATCTGAAAAATTATATAAATTAAATAATATAAATAGTATGGAGTATATTTGGTATTGTCCTAGAACAGTTAGTTGTGGGGCTATAGTATTAAAAACTAATAAGCCTTTTTTGCCGATAGGTAAATCTTATATATGCAAGAGATGTCAAACTGTCCATACATCAGAAATATTAATTAATCATAACAAAAAAAATATAAAAAAATATTTAGATAGTGTAAAAACTTGACTAATTTTTAAAAGTATGAGAAAATATAGATAGTATAATAAAATATTATTAAAGTGTAAGGATTTAATATATCCCTAATCTTACGAGATAGGGTGAATAAGTAAAAACCTTTGCTTACGAGCTAAAACTTTTTTGGTTAAGTGTTTTAGTTTGTTTGCAAGGGTTTTTTTAATATTAGCTAATATTTATGGAATTTTTAAAAAATATTTTTGGCGGATTTGGCAAAAGTAAAGCTAGTTCGTCAAGTGACAAAAGAAATCCAACTGGCTATGAAGTAGCTAGTTATGGAGGTTTTGACTTATCCACAGGTGATAAGTCTAAATATATAAATGCAATGAGAAGTTGGACTTTTGCTTGTGTTTCTGCAATAGCTGATGAAGTTGCTACTATCCAAATAAAATTATACGAAAATAAGAAAAGTGATAATATTGAAGAAGTATTAGAGCATCCTAGCTTAGATACATTATACAAAGTTAATAATTTTACTACTAAGTTTGACCATTTCTGGCTTACTCAAACTTATTTAGAATTAGCTGGTGAAGCTCCTTGGTTTATAGAAAAAATTGATGGTGTTCCGTCAGCTATTTATTTTTTAAAGCCAGACAGGATTACGCCTATTCCAGATAAAGATAAAGTTATAGCAGGATATAAATATAAATTACCAGATGGAACTGATCAGATGTTAAATGTTGATGATGTCATTTTTCTTAAATTTCCTAATCCAGCAAATCCGTTTAGAGGGAAAGGAACTTTAGAATATGCTGCTAGGACTGTTGATATTGATGATGAATCTGAAAAATGGAATTGGTTATTTTTTAAGAATGAAGCAAGACCAGATACAGTTATAAGTGTTGAGGATTGGGAAAATTCTACGCCTGAGCAAATTGAAAGATTAAAGAAAAGTTTAGAAAAAGAACATAGAGGTTCAGATAAGTCTCATAAAACTATGGTTTTGTTTGGTGGTTTAAAGATTGATACAGTTGGATGGACACCTAAAGATATGGATTTTACAGAGCAACTTAGATATGGCAGAGATAAAATTTTGGCTATGTTTAGAGTTCCTAAAGCTATTGTATCACAAACTGAAGGTGTCAATTTTGCTTCTGCTAAAACTGCTCAGTATATTTTTGCTAGATGGACGATCAACCCTAAAATGGAAAGATTGATTCAGCAATTAAATGAATTTTATTTGCCAATGTTTGAAGGAACTGAAAATATGTTTTTTGGTTTTGTTTCTCCTATTCCTGAAGATGAAGAAGCTAAGTTAAAAAAATATGATAATGCTTTAAAGAATGGTTGGATGACAATTAATGAGGTAAGAGATATTGAAGGTTTAGATAATATTCCTGGTTTAGATAATCCTTATATGCCTCTCAATTTAGTCCAAGTAGGGGAAGGAGCTGAGGTAGATGAACCTTACGAAGTGCCACCAGAACCACCTAAAAAACCAGAGAAACCAGATGATGAAGAAGAGGAAGAAGAACCAAAGAAGAAGAAAATTACACAAGAACAACGTAATCATTTAAGGGCTAGAAGTGGAAAATATATTGATTTGAATAAGAAATTAGTAAAAGTTAAAAATAATGTTAAGGAAAAGATAAGAGAAGAATTAAAAAATAATGCTAAAAAAGCAAAAAAAATTATTACAAAAAAAGATGAAAAAGTAAAAACTTTAGCTGAAGTCATTAAAAAAAGTTTAGTTAATAATATTAAAAAATCTAAAGCACAAAAAGATGCTAAAAAATAAGATTATTTGTAAAGCTAGTATGTTTGTTAGTTTATATAATTTTCTGTTTTGGCGTATTAAAAGTAATTTTCAGATAAAATATGAGAAGAAAGTAATTAAAGCACAGTTAAAAGTATTCAAGAAGCAACTTAATAAAATTTTGAAAAAGTTAAATAAAATTACTTCTGAAAAAAGTGTAACAAGTAAAGCTAAAAAAGTTGCTTTAAGTTTAAGTGAAGAGTTAGCAATTTCCTATGAAGAACTTTATCCTATTTTAGTAAGTTTATTTGAAACTTCTGCCAATTCTACTTTTGAATTATTAGGAACAGACTTGACTATGGATGTTACCCAGTCAGATGTAAGAAAATTATTAAAAAAGAATTTTGAATTAGTAGTTAATGAAGTAACTAAAATTACTAACAAAAGAGTAGTCAAACAAGTTGTTGAGGGATTAATTTTAAATGAGGGGTATAACGATATAGCTAAAAGATTAAAACCAGTTTTAAATAATCCTAAAAGAGCATTGACAATAGCCAGGACTGAAACTGCTAGATACAATACTAACGCCAATGAGAGAGCAATGATTGAGAGTAAGGTTGTTGCAAAAAAGCAATGGCAAGCAGAGTCAGATGCATGCCCAATATGTTCTGCGGTTAATGGAGAAGAAGTAATTGTTGGAGAAGGATTTAGTGTAGATGGTCCACCTGCTCACCCTAATTGCAGATGTGATATTTTACCAATATTAAAGAAAAAGTAATATTTTTAATTAATTAATATAAAAAATATGCCAGAAGAAAAAAATTTTGATGTTAATGAAAAGAACATGATAGTTCATATTGGATACATTAGACGTGATATTAATGAAATTAAGCTAAAGCTTGATAAAGATTATGTCACTAGTCAGGAATTTGAACCTATCAAAAAAATAGTTTATGGTGTTGTAAGTTTGATATTATTTTCAGTTATTGGTGCCTTGGTAGCATTGGTTATTATATAATAATTTTTAAAAATTTAATATATTATTAATAAATAAAATTAATTTTATGAATAAAAAATATTTAAAGGCTACTACAACAAAAAAGGCTGGGAAGCTATTGGCTGTTGCTTCGACTGAGACAGACGATAGAATGGGGGATAGTTTAAAAATAAAAGATTGGGATTTAAGTAATTATGTAAAAAATCCTGTTCTTCAGGCTGGGCATGACCACAAACCCCAGTTTACAATAGGTATAGCTAAAAATTTAAGGATTGAAGATAACAAATTAGTTTTTGAGCCATTGTTTCACGACAAGACACAATTAGCTAGAGATATAAAAGCTATGTATGAAGCTGATCCAGCTATTTTAAAAGCTTGGAGTGTTGGGTTTATACCAAACGCATTAAAAAGTGTTGGGAAAGAAAATAAGGATGTTAAAAATGAGTTATTGGAAATTTCTGCTGTTGCAGTTCCAGCAAATGCTGAATGTTTAACAGAAGCAAAAAGTTATGGTGAAAATGTAACTAAAGAAATAAATGAATGGATAAAGAAAGAAATTGATATAGATAGTAAAAAGAAAAAAGAAAAGCCAAAAGTTTTAAAAGTTATAAAAAGATGGAATAAACAGTTACCTGAAATATTTGATACTAAAGAATTTGATGTAAATAATGCTCCTAGCAGTGCTACTACTTTTGAATATAAATTATATACTGGTTATCTTGATTGTGAAGTTAGGCATTTGAATTTAAACAGTTTTTTGATACCTAGCCCGTTGCTTGGTAGTTATTTAGCTGGATTTAAAAATATTTTAGGAGATTATAATGTTATTGATGAGAGAAATTTTAGTGAGTGGGATGGTAATGAAAAACCGATTGTATATGAAGTTATAAAATTAAATTCTAAAGAAGAAGATGATTTCCTTATTCAAGGAACTAGATTTTATAAAAGTAAAAAAAGTGGTAGAAAATTTATAGTTAAATTTTATCCAACTTGGCTTGGATTAGAAGTAAATATAATTACAGATAGAGATAATAGAGATTGGAATAAAGGTTTGCTGTTGAAAGTAAAAAGTTGGGCTAAAGAAAACAATAAATTAAAAGGAGAAGCATTTTGTTTAAGCGGAGAATTTATTAAAAGAGGAAATGTTGATTGGAAAAATATTATATTAGATAAAGTTGTTAAGGGTGCTGTTATGAAAGGCGCCAATCAACTAGATAAAAATGGAATAGAATCTGTTAGTAGAGGAATGATGTTTATTGGATTGCCAGGGACAGGTAAAACTTTGTCTGGAAAAGCAATGATGGCTAGTCTAAAAGATAAAACTTTTATCTGGATTTCAGCTAGAGATTTTGAAAAGCTTGAATATAAAAGGACTTTAACTTTAGCATTTGATTTAGCTAGACAATTACAGCCAGTAGTATTGTTTATGGAAGATATTGACGCTTGGTTAAAAGAAGGAACGATGATGGATTTATTAAAAACTGAATTAGATGGATTACAGGAAAATAAAGGAATGATAACTGTTTTAACTTCTAATAATCCAGAAGAGTTTCCAGATGCTTTGATAGATAGACCTGGAAGATTTCATGATGTGCTTGAGTTTAGTTTGCCTAGCAGTAAATTAAGAGAGCAGATGATAAAAGAGTGGTCTGGAATTACTGATTTTTCCGATAATGAAATGAAAAAATTAATTGATAATACTAAAAATTTTTCAGGTGCTCATATGAGAGAATTAATAGATTTTGCTAAGATGATTGTTGAAGATGATAAAAAAGATTTTAAAGAAGCTTTATTTGAAAGTTTAGATAAGTTAATAGATCAAAGAAAATTAATAGATAAAATTAAAGGTAAAAAGAAAGATGAAAAAAATTCAGAGGATGAAAAGGATAGTGAAATAGATTTTATTGATATTATTGATATGATTTCAGAAAAAGAGGTAAGAGTATTAAGTAAAAAGAATAAAGAATTAGTTACAAAAGGTGTGTCAACACTTAAAGATACGACCGCTGCACTGGAGAAAATTTTGGTGGCTTCTGTGCCAACCCAAACTCCAGAAAAAGTGAAAGGTAGTGGAAAAATTAAAGGTCGAAAAGTAAAGGTGGTAAAAGTTTCCGAGTCCGAAAGGGCTGACAGGATTGTATTACGTTCTTTACAAAAAATTGCTGGATTAAGCGCTAAAGCGCTGAACCAAAAGAAAAAAACTAATTAAACAATTTTATTTATATGAATAAAAAGATAGTAAGAATAAATGGTAAAACTTATGTTGTTGATTTAGATACTAAAAAAATGGAAGAAGTAGAAGAAGATAAAATAGTAGAAGAGACAAAGGATGATGAAGAACCAAAGGATGATGAAGAACCAAAGGATGATGAGGAGTCAAAGGATGATGAAGCAGACGATGAAGACAAAGGTCTAGATATAAAAGTTGATGAAGCTGCTAAAAAGATTATGAAATCTTTAGGAGTAGATGAATTGAAAGATGAAATCAAGAATTTGTCTAAAACAGTAAATACAAAGGAAAATAAGAAAGTTTCAGCTTTAATTGATTTTGAGAAGTTAATGAAAAAGGATGTTTCTGAAATGACTGCTGATGAAAAGATTATCGGTTTCTTTCAAGGAATGATTCAAAGTAATCATGCTGTTTTGAAAGCTTTATCTGAAGGAACTGCTGCTGATGGTGGTTATTTATTCCCTAAACTAAAATTCATTGGGGAATTAAAATTGGGTGAATTGCTGGAAAATCCTAATAGGACAATCAGCAGCCAAGCTTTGCCAGTAATGGCTTAGAAGGTTCAACGACTAGAGGACGAGTCCTAATAGGACAGTAATTCCTCCAAGAGCGCCCAACTCTTGAATTTAGAGCCAAAATGTTATATAATTAAAATATAAATAAATAATTTTGATTATATGAGAAAAGGCTCAAAGATGACAATTAAACAAAGAGAAAATGTTAGCAAAGGACATCTAGGTAGAATTCCTTGGAATAAAGGTATAAAGATGTCAGAAGAATTTTGTGCAAAAATAAGAAAAGCTAATAAAGAAGGTAGATGTGGAATGTCTGGTAGAAAGCATACGAAAGAAACGAAAGAAAAACAGAGATTGAATAATAGAACGAATTTGCTTTGGCGGAGTTCTGAATATAGAAAAATGATGAGTGATGTTCATAAAGGGAAAATGTTAGGTAAGAAAAATCCAGCATATATTGACGGTAGGACACCATTAGTAATGATAATAAGACATAGTTGGAAAATGGAAAAATGGATTAAGGAAGTTTTTGAAAGAGATAATTGGACTTGCCAAGATTGTGATAAACAAAGTGGTAAGTTAAATGCACATCATTTATATAAATTTTCTAAAATTATAACTGATTATAATATCAAAACACTTAAACAAGCATTTGATTGTAAAGTGTTATGGGATATAAAAATTGGTAAAACTCTTTGTAAAAAATGTCATCAAAAAATAAATACAAGATGATGATATAGTCTGAACTCTAGCTATATATAAAACTAGAGATGTGGTAATTAAAAAAGCCACGATAACAAAAATTGGATGAATTTAGAGCACAGGTAATTAGAGATATTGCTGATACTCCTCACATGAGAAGTGAAGTAACAGTTATCCCGATGAGACGTGATGTAATGAAAATTCCTGGTTTAGAATCTGGTCCTCAAGTAACTTGGACTGATGAAAATGCTGTAGACTTTTTGCAGCTCTTGGGCAATTTAAATGTAAAACTCCCAAGAAAAATTGCGATGAATTGCTGGAAACTCTCGTTTAACGAGACAATCAGCAGCCAAGCTTTGCCAGTAATGGCTTAGAAGGTTCAACGACTAGATTCCGAGTCCTAATAGGACGGTAATGAATCCACGAGCGTCGCACTCCGTACATTACAATTTTATACAAAATGGACAATGTTTAGAATAAATTTGATTAAACTGTCCAACTATGATATAATTCATATATAATTATTAAATTAAAAATATGGATTATAGAAAAGTAAAAAAAATTTATCAAAAAGGGAAAAGAAAAGATTCTATTAGATATGTAATGATATGTCTTGAATGTGGTAATGAATTTGAAATAATGAAACGTGATTATAATAGAGGAAGAGGAATATATTGTGGAATGGAATGTAATTTAGAAAATAAATCTGGAAAAAGAAATGGTATGTGGAAAGGTGGTAAAAAAATTGCTAGAGGATATATATTAATACATAAAGCATCAATATCAAAAAAATATCATTATTTAGCAAATAATTCTAAATTTTATATACCAGAACATAGATTGATGGCAGATAAGAAATATAAAAGAAAATTGACTAGCAAAGATATTGTTCATCATTTAAATGGAATAAGAGATGATAATAGATTTGAAAATTTAGTTATAGTTAATAAGAATAATCACGAAAAGCATACTCTAGAAAAGCAATTAAAAATTAGAATCATAAAATTAGAAAAAAAATTAGATAAATTAAAAAATGTATAAAATTGAGGAGAAGATATAGTCTGAACTATATGGCAACATATAGAAGTAAAGGATAAAGAGCCTTTACGATAACAAGCTTGAAAAAGCACTACTACTGCTCATTTTACTGATCATACTTTGACGGTTAAGAAAATGGCAGCGATTAACGCCATAACAAAAGGTCGCACTATATTGCGAAATATAGTTAAAAATTCGGTGAATTGCTGGAACACCTCAAACTTTAAGTTTGAGACAATCAGCAGCCAAGCTTTCGTCTAAATGACGACTGAAGGTTCAACGACTAGG